ATACGCTAAACCCTAGCGTTTGTCAAATTCACACCTGCGGCCAGTCGGTGTAGCTCCTCTGCTGATACCCCAGGCTGGTCATCAACTGATCAACCTTCTCGAACAGCTGATCCCGCGTGCCGTCGTTCGTCAGGACGGTATCGTTTTCAGTTAAGGTCACGCCCTGATCACTGACATGAGCGCTACCGGTGGTGCCCGGCCGGCGAACTTCGATCAGCACCCCGCCATACTTGCGGATCATCGCCACTTCGTTCTCAAAACGAACGTCTGTGATGGCGATATTCTTATAATTCAGATCCTGCATCTCGACTTCCAGCCGCTTCACCCAAAAATCGGGGTCGAAAGACCGCAGACCTTCCGTTCCGAACCACTGCAGGAAGCGGCGCGTACTGAATCCCCACTCCGGCAGGATCGCTTCCCGATCGAAGCCTACCCCATTCATCTCTCCCACCGAGCGGTTGAGCAGAATGGCGGCGGCATCTTTCAGTGGCGCGGCAAAAGCCATTCGCGCGAAGTTGAAATTCGTCATCATGTGCAAGCCGACCGTGTCTTTTCCCGACCTCGGCAAGCCTGTGAGCCCGATAATCTGCATACAACCGCCCCGTGTGTGGTGTTGGGTATTGGTGAGAGTGACGTTACGCGCCTACAGCGGTCTTTTCGAAGCGACCTGCCCAGAGCGCATGGGTCTGCGGGAAGGTCTGCTTGATGAGTTCGGCCACCTGCCCCGCGAATTGCTGAATCTCCCACTGGGCATTCGGATCACAGCGCAGGGTCATGAAGGCCAACCAGTTGCGCAGGTTCGCGGACGCTCGCATCTTACTGTACTGGAAGACGGGGAGCACCCCGCGCGCCAATTCTTTTGCCCACCCCAGCTCCAGCAGGTCCTCATAGGTCTGCCGGGCCGACCGACACTGCGCCTCGATCCGAGAAATCCCGAGCTGAGCCCGATCCTCGCGCATCTCCAAGGCATCTCTGACGCCTGCAGCCTGCTTGTTGGTCGTTGCGACCTTCACCATCATCGCCCGTTCTACAGTCGGAATGTAGAACAGGTCGGGCAGCGGTGCATACCGAGCAGACATCTCATTGTAGGACTGGGTACGGTGGCGGTGCCACTCCCGAAAGACCGCGATAGGCGCCTGGACTTCGACCACCATCCCCGCGAATTCGAATGGGGTGTCGTGGCGGCGGTTGTAGAGAGAGGCCAGCAGCTTGGCGTCACTCTCCCAGCCTTTGAACGACCCGTGCGTGGACTGTCGCGCGGCTTCTATGATGCCTACTTCGTAATCGGAGGCGAGACGCCCAGACTCCCCCACCTTCCCAACTTTCCCCGTCCCCCAGGCTTCGATGAACTCGACAAAGCCGTGGTCCAGCACCTTAATCTGCGACATTCGGGTCTTCTCCTGCGTACAAGGCGTGAATCAGTTTCTTATGGCGGCGGTAAGACGGAGAGACCACGTAAGACTTCCCCGTAGCTTCCAGTGCGGCAACTTGCTGACTGACCACTCCGGGTAATCTGAGTTCAGACAAGAGATCGAGCTGCCAGCAATTCGTAACATACTCTAAATACTGCGTGCCCTCAAGATTCATGCACTCCATGTTATCGACCAGAAAATAACTGGCGAGGGCAGGCTCCAAATCTGACTTCAGCAGAAAATCTGCCCCCGCCACACTGAAATACAGCACCCGGCGCTTCACTTCCAAGAGCAGCTTGATGTCGGGCTGGAACCACTGCCCGCTCTTGATCTGCTGATGAACCACCACCCCCGCCGACATGACCTGCTTCTGCCACGTCTCCTCCCCCCATTCTGGAGGAGCGAAGTCTTCCAGCGTCACGATCAGAAAATGGAGCACGAGAGCATCCACCTGCTCTCGAAGATCCCGAAGAATCGTCTCCCCCATCTTCAGGACACTGAGCGCTCTACGTCGCTCAAGCCGATACTTGCGGATTTTCAATCAACCTCCCATTGCGATAGAGCTTCGTGATCTTGATCGGACGGTGGTGATCTGCTGCCCACCGCGCCTCTGTGGCCCGTGTTTCTTTTCGGTGGGCTGAACACAGCAGCATCCAATAGATATCGTCAGAAACGCAGCCGCAGTCCTCTTCCTTCACCGTACGAGCCGCAACCGACGCTGAAAGAGCGCCTCCTCCTCAGTGAAATTAATTTCAACGGGCTTCTCCGGCTCTACCTTCTTCGGTGCCCGCAGCGCTTCTGTCTTCTGCCGCCGTTCGATCTGTTTCAGAGCCGCTGACTTCGGCGCAAGCCGCTTCACTGGCTTGTCCGTCAGAAACCCCTGGCGGGGCACATGCTTGGGCTTCGGCAGGTGGTCGTACATAGCATCCTCTCAGTGAACAGAACTGACTGGAATGGCGGGAATCGTCTCGGGCTCCTGCATCCCTGGATTCTTGCTTTCGTCTATCGGCTCCAGCTTCAGCTCTTTATAACCCCCGTGCTCACACATCTCCTTCGCGGCGGGGCCTTCCGGTCCATCCAGAACTGTGGCTCCGTCCTTCTCATAGGTCCACGCCGCCTTCATGTGGAAGCCGTGCGTCAAGCACGGCACCTTCTGGAATCCCACAAAATAGCGGTCCTTCTTGTGGCTGGTGGACGAGTACCAGAGAATCCAGCTCTGGACTTTTGGCTGTGGTGCATCAGTCATCACTTTCTCTCCTGCATTCTGTTCAGCTTCTGTACATCATCCTTGAGGGCCTCGATCAGTTCTTCCCAAACGGACTCTACGTAATGCTCCGCCGCTTGGATTGACGCATCACTGCTAATCCTTCTGTCATCTTTCAGTTGATACAGAGTCTCCACGCTGACACTCAGTCTTGACCACAGGCTAGCGATCGACTCAGCGGATCGGAGCATAATCCACTCCGTGCGTGTCGAGCAACCGATCACATAAGGCATCGTGCCCCCCCTCCGGAATCTTCAACAGAAGACGCTTCTCGGGGGATCGAGACTTCTCCATCTCTACCAGCACATGCAAATATACGAGATCGGCTTCAGTCAGCTTGATCATCCTACTGTCCCGAAATTGATGGCCTCACACAATTGATCTATCTCCCCCGAATCCAGCGGTTCGTGATCCTGGAAATGCTCAGGCATCAAAGACTGAGCTTCCATCACTTCGTCCGAATTCTGTCGGATACGGTCCTGCCAATAGCGCAGCGCCGCCAGTAGGGTAGCCGTCTCCTCTCCTGTGGTTGTCCTAACCGGAGCTTCCTTCGCTGCCTTGGCTGCCTTGTCGTGCAACTCTTGGAGATTCTTGAGCGACTTCTCCGCCCCATCGGTGTCAATGTACCCGGAGAGACAAGCAATCTGCCGGAAGGTCTCTCGAATGTTCATTGTGTCACCTGCGTGAGGGTCAACTTCTCTGCGCCCCACGGCAGCCCGTAATGTTTGGCGCAGGTGGGACCGTATCCTACCCCCAGCGACTTCGGGTCGGTGAGAGCAGTCTGACAGAAGCAGCAGTTGCTCGACAGCTTGCCGTACTTGGCGGCTACTCCTGCCGGGTCCGCTGCGAACTGCTTCAGGAAGTCCACCACCCCATCCGTATAGAAGTGGTCGGGGGTGAAGTTCTTGGCCGTCTCGAAACTGCCATCCTGGGTGATTCGTCCCGCCCAGTTACCGTTCACTGTCACCGCCAAGGCACCCGGAACCTTGGCTTTCTCGCCCTGAATCCACATCTTGATGGCCGTGCCCGTCTCCAGGGTCACGACAATCTTGGGGAACTTCAGATGAGACTTGGCCTTCTCGAAAAGAAGGTGGATGCCCTGCATCCCGCCGACATGAGTCTTGCCCAGTTCCGATACCCCCATCGCCTTCTGCAGGAGACGGTAGACGTGCGGCTCCTGCTTCGGGGTGAGGTAGCCGCGCTTCTTGTAGCCGTACTGCCCATTGATGAGAGAGTCGGCAAACTCCCGATCGGAGTTCTGCAGCTGAGAAAGCAGGGCTTCCAGATCCGCCACAGCGGCTGGGAGGGTCATTGAGAGTTGGTTCATCGTCTGGGTCTCCATGCTATACGGAAGACGATACGCTAGTGGTTTGCGTTTGTCAAGTGGGCACGTTTCGATGAGAGCACGATATGCAGGACTTCCCCCGGCTTGCTCTCTTTCACGTAGGTTCGTCGCCCGTCTAACGTTTGGATCACCCGCACCTGCGATCGATTTCGAGCTTGTTTCTTGTCCATGGCGAGACGATAACCTTAGTTATAGCGTTTGTCAAAAAGATCCCAGCTATAACGAAAAAAAGCCCGGAATGTTTCCAGTCCGGGCTTAAAAAGGGCTTACGCCCGCCTCGCAGTGAGTCAGAAATCAGAAGTATGCCTTCACCGTGATCGTGTCCGTCGCAGCGAAATTGTTGGTGCCGTTGTTCTTCAGCGTCAGCCGACGGAAATCCGCCGAGAAGGACACCGTCGAACCTACCGTTGCTGGAGCGTCCGTTGTAGTCGTGGACGCCAACACCTGATAGTTCTTCACCGGGTAGGGGAAGGCGAAGTCCATCAGTCCCGCCGTCACTTCCGCCGCCGTGGGCACTCGCGTCTCGGCCGTGGTCTTCACCTCGCCAATCTGCGTTCCCGGCGTCAGTGATGCCGTGGCAAATGTCCCGTTCGTGACCACTTCCGTGAAGGTCAGAGTCGTGTTGCCGGCATTGTTGCCCTGCGCCGCACGATGGAAGAACAGCCGAGTGTTGGTCGCATCGTACTCCCAGTCGAAGCCGAAGGCCCGCGCCGACAGCGACTGCTGGATACCGTAACCCTGACCACCGTTCCACTTCGGATTGAAGCCATCGACCGCCGGCATGAATGCCGCAATCTGCGGTCCTGACGTGGCGAGCGCCAGCGCCGTCACCGGTACGACGAAGTCGTACGGCAGGTTGACGTTGGTGTAGTTCGCCGGGGTCAGGACTGCGGCTGCACTGGCATGAGCTGCCACAGTTGAGCCGCCGTAACCGCGCAGCACATCGACGGTGTTCACATCCTGCACTCGCAGGACACGGAAGAACTCGGTTCCCACGCCAAACACCGACCCCTGCACCATTCCATGGGCAGTGATGGTAACGCCGCGCTGAACCCCTGCATTGGTGGTATTCAGGCTGGCATCCCCGAGGGTCAGAGCAGACGCCCCCAGGAGCTTGACGACGAACTTCGCCGCATAGCTACTGGTGGTATCGGTGTTGAACTCGTAGTGCGCGCGACCGGTCCAGGAACCCTGGTCGATCGTGAAAGTGTCGCCATCGACGAACGCCCCGGTCATCACCAGGGCATTGAATTCATCGGCTCCGGCAGACGCCTGGGCCAGCGAAAGCAGCGCAGCGCCCTTGATGGTCTGGTTCGTGAGCTGCTTGAAAGTCTTGAAACTCATGCTGTTACTCCTCGTTCAGGTTGCGGGTTGCAATCCCGATCAGTGGAGGTCATCCTGCAGCCTCCAAAGTGGCCGTGCAAATGCAATTAATTGCATTCCTGGACTTCGCCCCGCCAGAAGATAATGGCGTACTGCCGCCAGCAGGCGCACAGTATTTGCCGCTCCCATGGCGTCTCCTTGGGGATAGACACCCCCTTCGCCGTGCAGTAAATCCAGCGAAATCCTAGAAACGGTACCCAGCCCATGCTGACCCCCCAGATCACATCCGATCGAGCATCCCCGCAATATCGCCTGCTTCTTTCATTCTCTCACGCTCGCGATCCATCAACGCCTGGAATTGGCCCGACATTTTCACAATCGGCACCTCATGCAGCTGCCAAATCTCTCGCCGCATCGTCAAACCATAAACACACCCCGCCATCGCATCCGATACGTCCTTCGATTTGGTAGGAGGATGGTCGATCTTCATCATCTTCTGGTCCATCTCCAACGCCACCAACTCTTGTTCGCAAAATTCCTGTGGGGGAGCAGAGACTCGATGATCGTAACAAGCACTCTTCAACATCTCATAGGGAAGTGTCGAAGTATCCATCGATACTTCCCCGGTGACGAACCCCTGCTGCCGCAGAATCTGCTGCATATCCGTGGACTGATAACTATCAAAAGACACCCACTTGATGTTCAACCCCTTCTGCTTCAACAAGTAGAGCAAGCTGCGGATCTTGTAATACAGAATCTCCCCACCCGAGGGCGGAATCACCCGTAGTAAGAAATCGAATCGAAGCTGGGGCATCATCTCAAAATCATCTTCTCCGTCCCCGCGCGCAATCGCCGAGAACCCCGGCACACAGGCACACGCCACCCCGGTCGCATCCTTACGGATCGACAAGTCGATATGAACCCAGCGCGGCAATTCTGGTTTGAAGAACTTCTTCGGCAGCACCAACAAAGGGGGGCTGAGGAAATCCGTCTCGATCTCCGACAGCACCGAATCATGTTGGTCGAACATGTCCGCCACATCTTCCCGGTTGGTGAAGAAGGGGAATAACGCCAACGTACTGCGCCCCGCGATATCCCGTAGCGCGTTCATGATGTCGCGCTTGAACTCGGTCATGTACTCGACCGGGACATCGATCACCAACGGCTTACCTCGGGAATCGAGCGGATTTTCTACGATCACCGCATCATCCAGCTCCAAAATACGAGGCTTGCGACTTGCATCTCCCACAAAAACCTTGAACCACTTGCCCGAAAAGCGATCTTCGGGCAGGACTTCCCAGGTCACTCGATCGTAGACATAGATGGTCGTCTTGCCATTCTCTCGAATCTCCGTCTCCGCCTCTTCTTCTTTCTGATCAGTAAATTGCCCCGGATAGCGCTTCGACGACACGATGCAGAACAACCCCGGCACCCGACCTTGCTTCATGAATCGACTTTTACGACGACGAGCCAGGGCGTTGTACAACTCGATGGCTTGGTTGTATTCCGTCCGGTCCAACGACTTCTTCGATTTCTCTACCACCTCCATGAAATTCACTTCATCCATCATACCGCCGAAGACGTTTTGACCGATCGCGCCGGTACTTTCACCGCTGATGGGCTTCACAATGATTCGATTTTGAAATCGACATTCCGACGCAAAGTTCTTATCGAAAGGGAATTCGTTCTGGAAATACTTACAGCCTTCCAGCGTGGCTCTAAATCGAGCGAAGTCCACATCTTTCGCCAACGTCTTATTCAACGACTGGAACACGAACAGAATCTCGGATGCGGACTCCAATCCAAACTGCCGTTGCGGGGTCTTATAGGCAGACAGGCAGTACAGCTGATATGCCGTACTCCAGATGGCAAGAGTTGTCTTGGCCGTCCCGATGGCCCCTGTCAGGAGCACTTCGACGTAGTCCCCGCAGTTCATCTCCAGGAATTCGGGATACAGCTTTGGATAGACTTCCTCCCCTTTATTGAGGAAGCGTTCCCCGATGAGGAATTCAGTCGGTCCCACAGGGATGAACTTCAGAGGGGATTCAGCATCCGCATCGAGCAATTTTGTCGCCGTCGAATACAGCAGGACCCCCAACCCTTCCGGATCGGTCCGATAATCCGCAAATACTTCCCCCCAAAAAACCTCGCCCTTAGCTTGGACGATGATCTGTTGGCAGATACTCAATTGCAGGGGCGTGAGCGCGTAGCTGCCGAGCACGGACTAACCTTTGTTCGACTTCTTCGATGTACGACTGAGCTTGATCCGACAGAACTTGAGCGTCAGCCTCTGCCACCACATAAGCAAATGCTGTTCGGGTGCCGTCCGCATTAACCACCTCACCTTTGACACCCCTCTGGGCAACTCGCAGTTTACCGGTTTGCATCAGAACGTGCGCCAAATCCGACTGTATCTTCCGTAACCCCTCGATCGCACCGTCGATCTCCTTCGAAGAAATCAGCAACGGCGTCTTGGCTTCCTGCTCGATCAACCGCAACACGCGGGTCTTCTGCAGTTCCATCAGATCCCGCATCTCTTCTAGGATATCCAAATCCTGATACAGGATTACTTTGGCCTTCTCAGCAGCCGCCTTACCCGCCACCGCTTCGTAGACGACTGCCAGCTTCGGCGTGACGTTCACATTGCGATAGCGTGCCAGCTGCCGGGCAAGCGTCTTACGCTGAATCTCGGGAAACAGTCCCCAAATCTTCTGGATCAAATCCGCCAGGGAGTGCGACGGCTCCCCCATCGCCATGCGCCCCTCTAAAGCTGCCAGTTTCTCTGGCCCGAGGTCGCGCAGTCGATCATAGGCGTGTCCGTATCCAGGTTTCTGTTCGGTCATTTGTTCAGCGGATCTTCAAGCGGCAGCTTGCCGGTGGGCAACAAGTCCAAATGCGGGGGCAGCTGACTGATCTGCGCCTGCAAAGCCTTATCCAAGGCCGCATTTTTTAGCACAAACGCTAAAACCGCGTCCAGCGTCAAATGGTGGGTGTGACACAGTTCACCCAATGCATACAGATGCTTCAGATCAGAGAGTTGGCACCGTACCCAGACGGACTCCTTTCCCTGGTAATCGAACACCATATAATGGTGCTTCAGAGTCGAGCCGTACTGCGTGAACAGCTGGTTCAGCAGCTTCGACAGATCCTTGATCGACTTGATCTCCTTCTCCGCATCCTCAAACGCCTTCTTCTGCGCCGGGTTGAGCTGTTTTTTGACCTGTGCAATTAATTTCAACAGGGCCTCGGTCTCCGAGAACCCCATCATTTCCGCCAGGGCGTCGTCGGTGTACTTCTTGTTCAGCGACTCGATCATCTTGACGAACTTCTTCGGCGATAGCTTTCCTTTGATGATGTTGTTGCGCACCATCTGCGCTTTTTCCAGATCATCATCGAGATCGCCCAACCGAATCCGACTTGGGACCGCCGAGAACCCCAGCTGCCTCGCCGCCTCCCAACGGTGATGGCCAGCGATGATCCGATATTTCCCGTCTGAGAGCGGACGGACAATCAGGCGATCACTGAAGCCGTCTTTCTGGATCGACTTCACCAGATTGTTGAACGCTCTATCTGGCATCTCGTTCGGGTTGTGCTCATTGGGAATGAGGTCCCCAATCGGAATGTCTTTGTCTTCGTATTCTGGGGTCATGCGCCCACCTTCATCATGATGCCGGGACGGAGCGTATCGACATAACCCCGTTGGTACATCAGCAGCTTCAGAATCTGAATATCAGGCCGCTTCATCAGCGGAGTCTTTTCGAGCGGACGGTCCAGTTTCCCTTCTTCCAACTCGATCATCGACAGGAGGTCTACGTAGGTCTTGCCGCGCTGTTGCGCCGCATCCGCCAGCAATTTGTACTTACCCCCGATCCCCGTCTCCTTCACATACTGATTGGCCCCCTCCTCGAACTGAGCCAACTTTCGCTGCACCCGCTCACAGGTGGTCGTATTGGTCGGCCCTTCGACAATCGCCTTCCAGGTCGTCTCTTCCCACTGCCGTAACTTGGTGTACTGGGTCGGGTAGTCTTCTATTAACGCCTTCACCAACGCGTAAGCTTCTACCGCGCCCTTCACTCTAAACGGGTAGTCTTTTCCTAGGAATTGACTCCAAGGACGGTCGGCGACAATCACCGGCAACCCGAACAGCAACGGCTCATAGGTCGAGAGGCTGAAATCCTCGACCTCCGACAGATTCACTACCGCCGTCGCTTCGTGGGTCAAGAACTCATGGAACTTCGCCCGGCTGTTGTACTGGAACTCGATGAAATCAATTTCACCGTAGTTCGAACTGCCCGAGGACTTGCTATTGGTCGAGACCACGAACTTCAGATGGTCTTTGTTCTTGGTCAGCGGGTAGCTGAAATGCTGACGGAACAGCTCCGCCACCGCCTTAAAGTTCCGGGTCCCCGTGATCCTCCCAGTAAAGGCCAGGGTAAAGGCGTCGCCGTCGTGATATCCCTGTTTCGTCGGTCTCAGATTCAGACGTTGCAGCTTCACCGGCACCGCTTCGTGAGCCACCTCGTCCAACTTCAACAGATCCGCCGGACTCAAGTGCGTCTTCGCGGCGTTCTTGATCTTTTCCAATGCCCATAGATTGTTCACCACCACCCCGTCAGCGATCAGGTAGTTCGCCAACGTATGAATTTCGCCTCGATCTCCCCACGGGACCGACTCCTGGAACGAGAAGATCGGCATTTCGTCCAGTCCAATCACCGCGCGGAAGGAGCCTTTGGCATACGCCGTAGACTCCCGCGTCGTCATCTTGAACATCGCCAGCTGACTGATACGACTGGTCAGGACGACGTCGAAGTCATAGAAAGGAGACGCCCCGATGGCGGACAACCCCATCATCTCATCATCGAACTGAAACATCTCCCGTACCCGATCGAGCGGGTCGTACCGTTTCGGAACAACCCTGACCCGTTCCCGATACAACTGCTCCGCGATCCAAGCGATCTGGTCTTCATCCTCCAGATACTTCTCGGGGTACAGCAAATAGAAAAAAACGTCCTCCCTCCACTGGGATAACCCCTCGATCAACTTCCACATCAAGTAGGACGTGGAGCACGTTGAGGGCATCCCCGTGTAGACCGGATCGCACAAAATCTTCATAGCTTGCGACAGCTTAGCGCGAGGCGGAAGGCATAAGGGTCATACCCCCCCACGTCAGAGAAACAGGGCACCAATAAGGTCTGCTCTACCCAAAACCCCTGTCCCACCAATCTCAAGCGATACGCTTCCAGGGCCTCTTCTTCGTAAATCTGACGAGGCTCGGTCTCATAAAACCGATGCCTGACCCTCATCCACTCTTCGAAGTCGTATTCGTCATACGAGTCGTACCCGTGGCTGCCTAACTCCTTTCGGTCGTAAGGCTTCTTATTCACATATAAGACCACCACACAGCGGTCGGCCATGATCTTACCGATCCGCGCCAGCACGTCGAAATGCTCATAACGCGGTACTCCCGCATAATCGGAATGGACCCCTTGCGGCGTGTCCACCACAATTAGGCCATACTGTTTCTCACAGCGGGACAAGGTGGAATAAGAACACCCGATCTTAATCTCGCGCGGGCAGAACTTGCGCAGATCATCTCGATGCTCTGGCGCCAGCTCCCACACATCCAGAGTCTTCACGCGATGAAAATATTGCTTCACCGTTAGTTGCCCATTACGGGCAAACATATCCAACGCATCGACCTGGGACAGGTCCCACATCTGGGATAAGGCCCCGAAAAATATCCCCGCCGACCGTTGATCCGCACCGGTCGTATCGACTTCCCGAATCTTCATGACAACCCCAACGTCTTTACGATGCGATCTTTCGACATCCGCCGATACACCCCCTCACCCACCGGGAGGCAGTTGTGCGACTGTGCGATCATCCGACATCCCGGTAGCGGCGCCTTTGCTACAACCCACCCGTCCAGACAGTTTTGGATCTGATCTTCGGCCCGATACACCTTACCGGTCTGCTGTTGGGCCTTCACCGTCGCCGGAACGATGTACTTATACCAGTTCGAGTGCTTACCCCGGTCGATCAACGGCGGCACGATCTGCGCTAGTTTATAGGCATCACTCTGCCGCAACTCCAAAATCTCGGACAAGCGCTTCACTTGATGATAGCCGATGGCGGCATTCCACTCCGACACCCGATAATTTTGTCCCAATACATCCTGACGATGCACCACCGGCCCTGGCCCGAGTTTCTTGCTGTAATTCCGGATCTCCTGCAGCCACCGCGCCAACTCAGGATTGCCCGTGAGAGCTATCCCCGCGTCTCCCACCGGGACCGCCTTGGTGGGATAGAAACTGAACACCGTCGCGTTCCCCAGATCCCCGGCCCTCCAACCGTGCTCATCCACCGTACCGAATGCATGAGCGGCATCTTCCACCAGCAGGAGATTCTGCTCCCGACACCATGCTGCTATTTCTTGATAATGCAACGACAGGGGGCCGCCGACGTGCGTTAACACGACGCCGTCAATGTTTTGAGCTTGCGCCAACGCCGCTGCATCTAGACAAAAATCAATCGGATTGCTGTCTGCCAGCCACACCGAACCCCCCGCCATCAGAACGGACGAGGCTGAGGCATAGAACGTATTGCCAGCGACGAGCCAACGAGTCTTTCCATGAGCACAGTAGTAAGACAGCATCGATTCCAACGCAGTCCCGGCACTGTTGAAGGCCACCGCCACCTGATCCGAATAGAGTTCCGCAACCGAATCTTCGAACAGACGGGTGTATTTACCCTCTGCGAACTGGCCGCTATCGTAAATCTCGTCCCATGCTTGGTGCAGCGTCGCCTTCGGAACCCCAATGGTCAGTTTCACGTCACGATCTGCCAATCCGTCGCCAGCAGGTCTGTCTGCGAACACAGCCACGGCACCCTATCGCCCTGCGCGGTCTTCATGAAAACGTAGGGCAGCGTCATCTTTGAATGGGCATCCGGCACCTGCAGCTCTAGATACATCCCTTTGCCGTTCCATCCCGCCCGTGCGACCTTCTGCTTATCCCACAGATTCTTGACTGCTTCGCCGATGCCGAACATATAAACCTCACTGCTTGTTGTAATACCGGAGCGCATTCTGAACATGATGGGTGGGCAGGGACGCCACGTACTGCACCACCGAGCGCACCGATTCTTCGAACGAAATCTCGGTCTTCATGCCGATCGAATCCCAATAGGTCGTATCAGCGCAAAGATTGATGTCGTCGGCTTCCCCTTCCCGCATGGGAATATGGACCACCTCCGAGGAGGAGGTCAGCCCTTCTTGCTTCATCACATCCAGGATGACTTCCACAGCGTCGTTGCAACTAATTGCAACACCCGATCCAAGGTCCACAACAGTCGAATGCTTTCCAAGATGCCGACAAGCATGCACAGTAAACCGAGCGAGATCACGGGCGTCGATAGGGTCGATCGTCTGATTCCCCGATCCATAAATCTCCAGAGGGAGGTCATACAGAGCAAAGAGAACCATAATAGGAACAAATTTCCGAACAGGATACAAATGCTGATGAGGACCGACCGCATTCAACCACCTCACCGTAGCGACATTCATATCGAATTTATCGCGGTACATCAACCCCAGCAGCTCTCCGGCGTGCTTCGTCAGGGTATAGGCGTTCTCAGCGTAGCCCTCAAAGTGGGGCTTAGCCACATTATAAATTCGAGCAACGCCGCACAGACGAGCGGCATCAAGCACATTAGCAGCACCCACCACATTGACCTCGGTGGCAAGTGAAGCGATGCCGATAAGCTCACTCGTTCCGAGGATTCCGGCGAGATTGTAGACTTCATCGCACCCCCGAAACGCCTCGATCAGGCTATTCAGATTCCGGATGTCGGCGTAGACATACCGGACTTTAGAACTCAGCTCGATACAGGGGGGAACTACATCGACCAGGACGATTTCCGTCTCCGGTTCGTGCTCCATCAGCCATTCAGTGAGATTACTCCCGATGAACCCCGTCCCGCCCGTGATCGCAACCCTCATGGTTATCTTCTCGCTGCAGCACTACGTCGTAACCTTCAGCATACTCGGCTCCGACTCTGGCGCCAAGTAGTCGATGGGCTGCCCTGAGGTTCTCTTCGGAGCGGGGATGTGCGCCAGTTCTCACTTCCCGCACATAACACGATAAGGCATCTAATTTCTTCTGCATGGCAATCGAATCGTGCGGAAGAAAGTACGTGGCATCAGATGGCGGTGGATCAAACGCTCGCATGGCCAGCACTCGGGTCACGTTGTGCAGATTCGCCGGGCGTAGGGCAATCCGACAGACTTCGTGCAAGTGACGGTGATCCTGATTCAGATCCGTTGCCGCCGGGATCACAACTTCGGTCGGATTGAAATAGTGCAAGTTCTCTTCGATATCTTTCAACAGCTTGTAGTACCCCACCTTTCCCGGCTCCCCCTCCATCTGCAGATAGTGCATAAGGTCGGGATACCCCAATATTTTCCGTGCTCTCTCCGCACAAACAGCTTCTCGTTGATTTTCTTCGGCATCCATCTTGCCGTAGCCGTAGCGCCGTCCGAATATCGTAATCACCCGAACATATATACCTTCAACCACTCTTCTCTGGATCAATACCGCCGCCCCGAGCACTTCGTCATCCATATGAGCAGCAATAATCAAGGTTCTCACGTCTGATCATCTCCGTGTTATAGAACGGCTCTATCGTTCAGGGTAAGTCTTCACTTCGCTCGCCTCACAGGTGAGAGGGAAAGAAAACTTTGGCTGCACGACGGCGACGAATTTCTCGCAACTTGCTTGTGTGTCAAACGTCCCCACGAAAATATGCAACGTACTGCCGGTTATCACGGCATTCAAAATCAGTACCCAAACCGTCATACGTCACCTTTCTTGCCCACTGTGTTACGTTTCGCCTTCGCCTTGACCAGCGGCCTGCTCGTCCATTCGTATTGGCATGTGCGGCAGTGATGCACGATACAGTCGTTGCGCGCGCAGGATTGCCAGCCGCTCATGGTCGTATCGAAACCGGAATACGGCGGCTTGCCGTAGGCGGAGTTTTGAACTTTGGAGCCGCGCGCGTGGAACATCCGATGGATGTCGGCGCTCCCGCACTTCGGGCACGGTGTCTCGCAAGGATTCATGACTCGCTCACTTGTTGTATCAGCGGAATCGACGTTCCCGCTCCAT